AAAGTCTTTAAACTTAACAACAGACTTAGTAAGACGCGATTCCGCATATTTTTGAGCACTTACAAGTGAAAGTGGATTGGCAGCATTTAATATGGGGTCAAACTTGTCTCTGTTTACCAAATGAATAACCAATTTACCACCTGGTTTTAACCAATCAAAACAGTTTTTAAAGAATTTTACCTTATCTTCTACACTATAAATGGTAAAATACAAGCAAATAATATGACTTGCTGTTCCATATTGAAAATTAGAAGAATCCAACATATCTCCTACCTTAAAATCACATTCAGGGTATTCTTGCTTTGCCAACTTTATCATGCTAGGAGAAATATCCAAACCAGTTGCTTGAATACCTGCTTTATTATAGTAATTTACATGATGACCTCGACCGCAACCCAAATCAATTACACTTGACGTTTCATCTATTTTACCAGTTCGTTTTAAATGAACTACTTCATAATCATTTTTAAGGTCATCGTATACCAAATCATCATAAATAGAACAATAAAAATCATCATACACGTCATTGCCTTTTTTAACAATAAACTGACTTGATTGTTCAAAACCCTCCTTTTTATTAAACATATACGAAGTAATTACAAAGGCAATTATAAGTAAAATAAGAAGTTTTTGTATCAAAGGTAATTTAGTAAATAGTTTAGGAAGTTTCCTTAATGATTTAAATAATTTATTGAAAAATTTAATAAATGAGTTAGCCATATATGTATTATTGGTATTTTTTTTATGTGAAATGTAATTATTAATGAATGAAAATGATATTAACGATAAAAGAATGCAAAAAGAGTTCTCTGGAATAACATTTTCACAGTTTAAAAAAAGCGACGTAAAAAGACAGTTGATAAACGCTATTTTGTATAACAAGTTAGAAGAAGCATGTTATTGGAGCGCTGAGTTTATTTGTAGTGGACATTTTATTGATTTGTGGGAAATAATTTTACTTTTAATAGGCAAACACATTCACATTGGAAATCCTAAAATTTCCATTTATTTAGAATTAAGACTTTCCTTTTTTAAAGATATGCTAAATAACGGTTACATAGACAATGAAATAAAGATGCGTAACAACCAAAAAATAAGGGAAATGTTTGCTGAAGTAATGTGCGTGATGTGTTTGTCTAGAAAGAAAAACTCATTTGATGTTCCCAAAATACCAGTGGAAGAATACAATATACTACGAATATCATATAAGTTAGAAGCAGACAGTTTAGAATACGGCCAAGACAGTGTTCATAAAGATGACCCAAAAGAATTGTTTATTGCTGTTAATGAGTTAGCATACAATATAAGTAGTAATGTTAAGAATATGACCAAATGTATTTATTGGATAGAGTGGATATTAGGATTTGAAGCATTGTCGAAACGAGAAAACAAATTAGTATTTTATGGTGCTAGAAGAGCATATAGTGTTGCCAATCCATTCCAAAAAGATATCGTTTGGATTATATGGGATTTGATTTTAAAAACAGCGAAAAAGAAAAGTAAAGGCATGTATAAGATAATAACATCTATTAACAACTTATTTTGTCTTAAATACTCTTCTGGAACAAAACGAAAGCGGAAATATCTAATGTTTTACAGTATTGCTTTATTGACGGAATACGTAGACAATTCTGTAAAAATAATTCAAAATCCCGAATTAATAGAACAAATTAAGAAAAAGATTAATGTTATATACAAGCAAATAAAGGTAAATGAAATAAGACCCAAAACGGATTATTTATTTAACAATAGTTATAACTCTGGTAATTTAGAAAAAACAATTGAACGTTTGGAGAAAATGAATAGTTTAACCAATTTAATCCCGCGTTCATAAAAAAAAATATTTATTTAGTATATAATGCCTTCATACAGACCAAGATATTACATTGCTAAACGTGCAGATGATGGAACCACTGGTGGTAACATGAAATCTGGTGTACCAACCCGTGTTGGTAAAAGTCCATACACCATGCGTCTAATTATTAATCGCGCAGATGATAAATGTGGATGCTAAACTAAGTTAAACCTAAGTTAACCTAAACATGTTATTTATCAACCTAATTAAATTCATAACAAATATACTATAAAGAATACTATATTTGTTATACAAAACTATATTTGTTATACAAACTATTTATTTTATGTGACCTATTTGTATATGGAAAATAATAATATTAGTGATGTTATCACACCATCTTTATCCCCATCAGCAAATGTAATGACTTCTGAAGTAGTAGGAGGAAAAGGTGCATGGTTTTACATAAAGATTGTTTTTGCGGTTTTGTTTATGGCGTTAATGGGTTTAAATATATTTACTTACTTATCAGAAGGGACTGATATATTTGGAAAATATTTAGGTGTATCTCTTTTAAGAGGAGCAGAAGGAACCAAAAAAACGTTGGCAACTACCGCAACTGGTGGTAAAATCGCTTTGGATGTTGCTGAAGGAAGCGCTTCGCAATTGATTAATATACCAGAAACACAGATAAGAAGACGATTAAACCAACCAGAAAAAAATATACCAGTAAGTGGTAGTAGAACAGTTGATGCTTCCAGTGGAGATATGGTGAAAAACAATAAAAATGCTTACTGTTACATAGGTAGTGAAAATGGAAATCGTAGGTGTGTTGAAATAGGCAAAGAAGATGTATGTGAATCCAATAAAGTGTTTCCATCCATGCAATTGTGTATCAATCCTTACCTAAGATAGTTGATGATAAATACAATAAACAAACTAAACAAACTAAACCTCTACTGATTTACCAATATCTGTATAGTCATCGCCTCTGCTATCACTTTTATCATCAAGTTCTCTTCTATCTACATAATCTTCATAATCATCTTCATCATCACTTTCAAAATCTTCAAGTGAGTATTGAGTTTCACCAGTAAAACTATTTAATTTATTACACAAATATCCCAATGGATTTTTAACGTTATCATATACATTTTCAATAAAATCTATATGTTCTCCCATCTTATCACATTTTTCCTTAACATCTACATTTAAAGTTTGTATAATTAAATCAAGTTTGTTATCTAACTTTTCTAAGTGTTTACTTAATTTATCTATTTTTGTTTCTAACCGATGAATTGCTTCTTTATTATTAAACGTTTCTTTTACAAACATACTATTGATGGACATCTATGATATTTATAGAATTAACTTACTAAATGGTTTTATTATTTTAAATGTAATATAACTCATCCAAAGAAAAGAAGAAATACGCATAACCCATAAAAGTATATTGTTTGTTTCAAACATATGTTGAACTTTATTGTCTTGGGGCATAAAATGTATTAAAACAATGGATAAAACAAACAATATTCCTTCTATAATCCAGTCTAAGGTTGGTTGAGATACCATTAATACTAAAAAACCAGTAAACAAAATCTTTTCAATTAATCCCCCTTCCATCATGGAAAGTAACGACATTAAAATCAAGTTTGTAGTAGTTAGTTGCCTTTTTGTTAATATAAACAACATTAAAATTATAAAGGTTTTATGGACGCCATAAATACTCCATGTTTCTTTATCAAAAAAGCGAAATGTTAGATTCATTATATGTATATACTATAAACACATATAATGTTGATATTAATGAAATTATTCTTGTGGTAGATACCATCTCATGGAAAGGTATGGTGGGTTAATAGACATGGAATCTCCTCCAGCAGCCTTAAGATTGGCTCCTTTCTTAACAATATTCGCAACTTCCACACCTGTAATAGCGCGGTTAAAATAGCGAAGATTTGAAATCAATCCATCAAATCCACTTTGTTGGGCAACATATACATTACCATAGTTTTGTTTTGGTGGGGAACCTTCAAAAATATGTCTATGAACAATATTGTTATTAACGTATACGTCTAAGTTTTTGTGTTTAACACGAATAGTTACATTAATCCATTTTTGAAGTGGAATGTTTGGAATTGTAATATCGGCTGCTTTGGGATTTTCAAACGAACTCATAGTAACTCTTAATTCAGCACCGTTGTTTTGGGGGTTTTTTCTAATATACAAACCAGGACCATTGTTGATTTTACTAGACATATCAGTGTCCAATTCAGAATCACCTTTATGAAATATGTGCTGATAAGTGTCGTCTACTGTTTCAATAAACAACCATGTATTCCATGTAAATTCAATACCACCGGATTCGTTTTTAGAGCGCAATATAGTTACTGAACCACTATCCTTTGGATGTTGGTTAATAATAATTGGTTGGTTTCCACGTTTTAACCCATTAATTAAGATAGGGTTTGGTGATGGAGCAAAATAACTTTGCATAAGATTAGTTGCTAATCGTAATACAAAAGTAAATGCTATCAATATAAGTAGTAAAAATGCTATTTTGGCAATGGCTGAGTTGGACTCCAAAAAATCAGCAGTTCCAGAAACGTAACGATTGTTCCTAAATGAATCAAAAACCTCACTGGTGGTTTGCTTTAAATTACCTACTGCAGATGTTATTGCTTCTCCGGTATTTTTTGCTACATTTTGTGCTTTCTCAACAGGATTTACATTATTTACAATATTTTGTATGGGATTTACTGGTGCTTCATATGACATTAATTTATTTATATATAATATTATAAGAAATTAACATATTTAAAATGTAAATTTCTTATATTTTATTGTTGTGTATAATTGATTATATTTGTTGTGTATAATTGATTATATTTGTTGTGTATAATTGATTATATTTGTTGTGTATATTTGATTATATTTGTTGTGTATATTTGATTGTGATGTTTCGGTCATTATATTACAATACTGCTTTTTTCTTGGTTGTCTTGTAAAAAGGCAAACTTAAGTTTAAAGCGGTTAAAGAAGTCTCCTAGCATACCAGAACCATATCCTTCTTTGTAAATTTGGTATGCTTCACGAGTATTGATTGCTTTGGGGTAATAATTAACTTTCGACAAATATCCAGCAAATCCATAATCATTGGAATCGCCTGGTTTTGGCGTAATAATTATATCTTCGTCTTTAACAGAGTATGGTATACCAGTTAATATATGGGTTTTTACTAATTTACCATCCATGTAAATATCAATCGTATTCCCTGCCTTCGTCATAATAATATGATTCCATTTCTGTAAGGGAATGTTATTTACAGTGATATCGTCAGCGGTTGAACCATCGTTTCCAATAGACACTTTAAAATGCATGTCATTTTGATTTTCTCCTAAACTTATTTTTGGAAATACAATTTCTTCCCCTGCTTTGTTTTTAATGGCACTGTCTGCTCGTTTTAAAACAACCTTTTCATCACCGTAAAATTTGTTGTAATCGTTGATGTAAATCCAGAAAGCATAAGTATAATCAGCGCTTTTACTTACTGACAATTTTTCAGAGTTAATTGCTAGTTGATTTTTAATCCCGTTGTGCATGGTTACTAAATCATTTTTACTTTTATCGGCAAACACAGAGGTAAAAAAAATGTATAAAATAATAACAATAACTGCTCCAAATAATATTCTTTTGAAGTCCATAGTATAATTATTAGTTAGAAAATTATAATATGGTTATTTATACTTTTAATAAATTAGATATAACTGGTGGACTTTTCTTTTTCAATGAATTGTAATTTGCGATTATCTTATCTTTTGTTAAATAGTTTTTATAATACACAATGTTAGCAATTCCACCACTTATCCCATCGTCTTCACCTATACTTACATCGTTAAATTTAAACTCTTCCATACCATTTTGGAAACTATTCACCATTTCACCATTTACAAACAAATCATATGTTCCATTGACATAGTTAATAACAATGTTGTTCCATTTCTGCATTTTTAAGTTAGGCAATGTATATTCTTGTTGACTTTCACTAGATGAACCTAATACAAACTTTAATACACTGTAAGGATAATTGTATTTAATTTCAGAATGATGGACGTTTTTGTATTTTTCTCCTGTGATTGCGTTTTTCAATGTATATTTTACATACTCGTTGGAAACCACCTTAGAGTTTATCACATTGGCACGCACTATATTACCGGTTTTGGGATTTTTATATTTCACTACATCTCCATTAGGTATTTTGTTGTAAGTAGGACAATACATTACCTGAGGGCGTCCATCAAAGTTAATAATATTGTTACACTGTTTGATACTACCGGATTGTGGGTGGATAAATACCCAAAACGACAAACCATATGAATAATTGGTTTGATTTGCAATATTGGTAAATATATTGATTTTATCAACCGACGTAGGTGTTGTGCTTGTTTTTAATGATACTGGTTTCATTTGTAATACAATAGCATCTTTTACTGCCTTCATAGTTGGCGCGTTGGAAACTTCTCCTTCGTCCCCCGTTTCAACCAACTCTTCATTTGGCGATATTTCCGTTTTCAATCCAGCAATTTCTTGCTCCATTTTATTGATTTCTTCGTTGTATTTATTTAAGTATTCAATGTGTGTATCTAATTCACCACTGGAAAATTCCAAATCAATTAAACGGGTTTTCAACAACTCTTTGTTTCCAAGTAAGGATGTCAATTCAATCCAATTGTCTTCTACTCCTTGTTTATTCATATTAATAACATTTTCACTGTTTGATTTTCTAAAGAATGCTTTCTTGATTTTAAATATATTTGTTTTTAAGTCTTCTTTTCGCTGTTGATTGATTTTCATTATTTCATTTAACTCATCGGCATTGGTTTTTTTATTGGTTAAACTAAAGTAAAACCTACGGTCTGCGGATGGTATAACAAAGTAAAGTAATATAATAATTAGTTCAACTAACAATACTGTATATACAAAACTTGGTGTATTTTTAACTTGTTCTGATATCCAACTTAATGCAATAGATATGATACATGGTATAATAAAAATCAAATTAAACAAAACCAAAAATGGTTTAAACCGTCTTATTTTTTCAAAAAAAGAAGAGTTTACAATTAAAGTGTATAACACAAACATACCAACAATACCAGCAATTACTCCTAATGTACTTAAACTCATTATGGCAGATTGTTCTGATTGAAGGGATACTCCAGCAGCAATTGTCAATCCCAACAAAATCATTACAATACTTGCTATTTTAAGTCGGTTGTTGTAAAGTATGTTTTTGATATTTACTAGTTGCGACCACACTCCAAAAGCATTGTTATCAAAAAAACCTTCTTTGTTTTTAACTCGTATGTAGAAAAACCCGGCAAATATAGCTGCTAACAAAGATAAAATAATAGCCCATATCATATTACCCTTTGTATAAGGAGAATTTATCGCTGTGAAAAACACAATCGCCAAACCCACAGCAATTCCTGAACCAAATATAAACATAATGGAACTTAAAAGGTGTTTTTTATTGTTGCTGTCACGGAAATGAAAATATTGATTTAAAAAATTAAGAAATTTAGATTGTTTAATTACGTTATTGGTATCGGTTGTTTCATTAATGTCTCCTTTTACCCATCCCCACCAATTTGAAATAAACTCAGTCAATGATTTAAACGTTGATTTTCCCCATACCAATACTTTTTCTCTTAATGAATTATTTAAAGCAAGAACGATTGCCAAAACAGTACCAATACTAGAAAGAACAATCGTTGTAATAGTTCGTTCTTTTTGCTTTTTTTCGATATTTAACTCATAATCTGTTTTACTTTCTTTTTTAGATTCAGACATAATATACTATATTTTATATATTATTTATATTAAATAATCTATAAAACAACCATCTATAAAAAACCATCTATAAAAAACCATCTATAAAACAACCATCTATAAAACAACCATCTATAAAACCAAGTTT